CACGACCATCTATGAAATCAAGGATGAAGTCGCGGAGGGTCTCTTTGAAACTACTCCCTTCCTGAGTGTCGCGAAAAAGCTTGGGAAAATAAAAACCTTCAGTGGTGGATACAAACTCGTTTGTCCCGTTGAAGTGAAAGAACATTCGCTTGTGACTGTTCTGGATTCTGGCTGGGAAGCCCTCGACCTTAGTGTCCAGGACTTCACTGAGCAGGCGGAATACGATTGGACGAGGGTAGCCATCCCCGTCCTCATCTCTGGCCGTGAGGAAGCAGAGAACAGCGGCGACAAGGCCATCATTGACCTTGCCGAGGCACGTTATAAGAATGCCATGTCGGCTCTTATGCGTCAGATCAATCGTCAGATTGTTCAGAACGATAGCATCTTTACTCAGTTGGGAACGCTCAACGGCAACATGCAGGCTGGTGCCGGTGGTGTTGCGACTGGCTTCCTTGAGGATGAGCTGCCGGAAGTTCAGGGTGGAACACCCACGAACACGATGGGTGGCCTCGCACGAACCAGTGTCCGTGGTCTACAGAACCAGTATCTCGATGGTGCCGGTTCCTTCAGCATCGCGGAAATGTTCGACCTTGAAACCCGTGCATCCACGCTGATGCCTTCTGGTGGTGACGGTGGTCGCTTCCATCTTACGCTTGCTTCGCCTGCTGGCTATACGGCTTACCGTAATGCCCTGTTCAGCAACGAGCGTTATGTCGACGCGAAGACCCTTGATGCTTCTGGTATCACGAGCCTTGCGTTCTCTTCGGGTGTCATCATGCCTGAACGCAACATGGTCGCTACTGGTGCGACGGGTGAAGCGCAGAACAGCTTCATGATGCTGAACCTCGATGGAATTACTTTGAAAGTCCATCAGGGTGCAGACTTTGAATTCACAGGGTTTGAGAATATTAGTGGCTATGATGGTCGCTATGGTAGAATTCTCTGGATGGGAGGCCTTACTGGCACCCAGCTTGGTTCGTCCGCCCTCTACACAGACGCAGAAAGCTAAGGAGAATATACTATGTCTAATACAGTTCAGGCTCTTACAGCCAAGGACCGTTCAACCGGAACGAGTTCTGTTTCAGCGAGTGACCGGAGGACAGTTATTTCTTTCCTTTCCGGTGGTGCTATTGTTGCCGGTGATGCCGTGGCTTTTGCCTTGAGCGCTACTGGTGCTGACCGCATCATCACGGTCGTCAAGGCTGACAACGCCGTTGCCGCGACGGCACAGCCCATCGGGTTTGCCATCGATACAGCGACGGCTTCCGGCAAGGTTGTCCGTGTTGTCGTCAAGGGTTATGTCGAAGGTGCCAATGTCGCCAACGCCGTATCCACTGTCGGCCAGACGCTAAACTCCGGAGGCACCGCAGGACGGGCCATCGCATATGCTGCGGCCAATGAGCAGGCTCCCTTCGCGCAAGCGTTGGAAGCGGCTTCTGGCAACAACTGCGATGTCTGGGTCTATGGGCTCTTTGCATAATGGCTATTTCAGTAACCAATCAAGCCACTCCCCTCGGGGCACGGATTGTGCAGGATACTAACGCCAATGCCACGGCAGCTGATAATACGACGGGCACAACCGGCACGTTGTATTATGTCGAGATCGACAATACCGCCAACGGCGGTGCTGTGTATGCGAAGTTCGCAGACAGCACCAATGCCACTGGGGGCACCACAGCAGCAGACATTTGTCTGATTTGTGATGGGTCATCGACCAAGAGATACGTTTTCCCTAACGGGCTATCTTTTGGCACGGGCTTCTCACACTGGTGTGTGACCTCGGCGGCAGAGGCATCTGTAGCCAGCCCAGGTTCAGCCGTCACCTTGCGTTATGTTACTTCATAAACTATAGGAAACCGGCCGGCACCCTCGTCTTTTTGTGTGTGAGACGAGGGTGCCTTTCTATCATATAAGGAGCCTCAATTGAACTTAGCACAAATCAAAGGCAGAATAAAAAATCAAATCGACTATACCCCAGTGCCATCAGCAGCGCTTGGTGGTTATTTGGATTCGGTTATCAACGATGCCTACATGGAGGTTTGGCTCCGTCGTCCGTATCTCTTCAACCAGAAAGAGGTCGACATAAGGATCTTCAAAGACCTCACCGTCGACAACCTTTGGAATGCAGCCGATCCTGTCGGAGATAACTATATCACTTGGACCCATGCCAGTGATGTTGCTTCCTTCAACAACGCCTTCTACCAGACCTCGGATGCGGATGTATCGGCTAAGTTTGTCGGTGCTTTCATTACCGACGAGAACGGCGTTGCATATGAGATTGTCAATATTCTCTCCAACACCGATATCAAATTAGATCGTCCCTATGCTGGTCCATCTGGGACAGACACAACTTTTTCAATCAAGCATCGCTTCGCTTACTTGCCATCCGACTTGATTGAGATAATGGACATTTCATTTCCAAACTTCCCCATCAACGTTCGTCGTCGAGGAAAGGTTCATTCTATTCCCAGACGAATTGATGTTGATGTTGATTTGAATCAGGACCTTACAGGTTCCAGACCTAACTTTTATATCCCGTATGCCAAAACTTATGCCCCAGAAATTTCTAACACGCTCCGAGCTACTGCTTCTGGCGCGGCTGGTTTGCCTGACGACACCTATTATTTTGCTTATACTGTCGTAGCAAGCGACGGATCGGAGTCCGGGTTCTCTGACTTGGTTGGCGTGACCACCTCTTCTAACGACACCATCACCATCGAGCTGGCCGACACCGGTGGCACAACTGATGAATACAGAAAGTTCCGCTTCAATGTCTATTATGCCCACAAGAGACAAGGCCAAGATCGGTATGTCTTCTTCAGGATTGGGGCGCTCAATGATGTTATTGATAGTTCTACCGGCGTTGTTGGTTTTACCTCTTCTGTTTTCGCGGATATCAAAAAGGGCAACTACCACAACAGAAGGTTCAACGAAGCCTCTGGCACCAAGAAGATTCGTTTTCATCCACGACCCATAGCTGTGGATAAGTCGCTAACAGTCGTCGGAGAAGATCTTCCTGTGGAACTAACCTTCTGGCATCTAAGATATTTGTATAACCCATACGAACTACTTGATGATTATGACACCCCCCTCATTCCCAGTGAGTTCCATCACCTGATCATTGACCGAGCACTCGTGGATGTGCATGCCAAGTATGACAACCTAAGAGCCTCTCTCGCAGCCGAGAAGCGCTTTCTCAATAGAGTAAAGGCGTTGGACGCTCGCTACTCCACCGAGAGGGACGCAGTGCTTCAGAGGGGCCAATCAATGCAGTGGGGAGGGGGGCGCAATACGCTGCCTGTGAACAGATCACTCATCTACAAAGGATAGCCCATGTCTGAAGCCACCATAAAACATCTTGGGGGAATAAACCACGCGCCATATGCTATCGCGGCAGATGACGTTCAGAACCTTCGCTATGACAGCCAGCGTCTATGTTGGGCCAACGATCGTTCTTACTGCTCTTGGTATGCCCCGGATAGTGATGGTGTCGTCGCAGGAGAACCAGCCGCTGAATCTGTATACAGTATATACTCCTATCAACGCCACAAGTCCTCAGTTCATACGATGCTATTTGAGGAACTGAACGGATCCACGCTGGATCTAAAAGTTATCAATGGTCCTGTGACAACGACGCTGGAAACCGGCAGACCTATCCCTGCCGCCAATGATCCTGGAACACAATATTGTAGAATTGGTAAGTTTCTCTTTGTGGTAAACGGCGAGACAGCACCTCTCATTTATCGTGGTGGCCGCACCACACGCCCGGCATTCTTTCATAGCAGACCAGCCGCTCCCTTTGCCCACCCAGCACCAAACCTGATGACTGCTGAGTTTGGGAAACAAACAAGGGGAACTTTGCTGAAGAAGAAACGCCAGGGCAACTCCGGAATCAACATCTTTGATTCGCGGGGGAACCTTGGTATGGCACCTGCTCCGGAGTATGTCGCGGACTTCTCGACTGGAAGCCACCTGGAGTTCTCGCTACAATCGGACAACTGTTATGAATACGCTGTGTCTTTTGTTTTGGATACAGGAGCAGAGAGCCAAAGATCATATTATTCTAATCAGGTCAACTGGGCTTTCCCCACGGGGTTCCAGAGATCCCAAACACGCGACCAATACAAATACGGGCTATCAATAAGAGATATTCCTCGGGGTCCGAAGGGCACAGTCAAACGCCGACTATACCGGACCAAGAACCAGCGCGATGGGCAGTCCGGCGCTGGTCGTCAACTCTATTTTCTTGCTGACCTCCCAGATAATTCTTCAACCGTTTTCTTTGACCTAATCCCTGATTCGGGTCTTGGTGCTGTCGCTCCTTCCGTCACGGAGTCTGCCCCCTTTCCAACCGGCATTAGTCTTCTTGCCGCATTCAAAAACCATCTGATCGCAGCAGGTTCGCCTGAGAACCCCAGTGTTCTCTACTATTCCAGAGGCAACCTCCCGGAACAATTCCCGGCTTTCAATTATTTTGATATTGGGGACAGAGACGGAGGAGCCATCACCGCACTTTACACAGCGTCTAATGTTTGTTATGTTTTTAGAGAACGAGCAATAGACGCTTTGGTTGCTACGGATAACGTCGATCTGCCCTTCAAGATAGTTCCCATTGTCTCAGGCGTAGGCACTCAATCCCCCAACAGCGTATGCGAGGTGCCCGGTGCAGGGGTCCTCTTCTGTGGGTCGGACAAGCAGTTCTATGCCTTGAAGACTGGTGGGGATAATAGCTATTATGAAGGGCAGACCGGCCTTATTCAATTGTCCGAGCCAATCTACGATTTGTGTGAGGACATATCGGAGAATGCTCTTGGTCGTGTCTTCGCTGTCTACTCCAAGAGGGACGAAGAATACTGGGCGCATGCCCCTGTAAATGGCGACAGGTATGCGACGAAAGGTTTTGTTTTCCACGCCAAGCCCAAAGTTTGGTCGACAAGAATGAATATCCCAGCCGCGTGCTTTACCCAGATCCCCGAGCGCTGGGTTACCTTCGGGTCTAACGCAAAACTATCTGGCCTTCCCATCGTCGATGGCGTGGATGAATCAGCCCAGAACGTCGGCATTATGACATGGTGCGGAGCCAAGGGAACTGGCTATGTCTCCGGGGCAAGCGAACAAGATCCAAGGACCTTGAGTGAAACAGCACAAGATTATGTATGGGAGACCACCTGGCTCAACTTTGATGACGCCAACATAATCAAGCACCTCACTGGCGTTACTCTGATATGCTATAAGAACG